GTTCAATGGGAAATAGGACTGGTGTGTGCACCGGGCACACGCGACACAAGAAACACGAGAGACACGAAAGGAAAAGACGAAAGAGGAGGGGAATCGGGGCGGGAAGAGGGAAAGATCACTTAGCCTTCTTCTTCTTCGGAATAGCCTTCGGTCGAGTGGTGGGCGCGGTTGCCGGGGGGCCCTTCACACTCTTCTTCTTGTCAACCTCATGCTGAATTTCATCGCCGAGGGTGACCACGCCTTTAGCTGCGAGACCCGCTGCGGCCCCCACCGCAGGCCCACCGAACACAGTCCCTAGAGTTGTGGCGGCGGGTACGATGACGGCCTTCAGCCCCTCCCAGATCTTGCGCAGCAAATCACCAAAACCGTTGTCTCGCGCCATATAAGCCATAGGCATGCCTGCTGCAAGCTCATAATAGAGCTCGAGGGCACGCGGGCTAGGCGCGATTCCGGGGGAAGTGAATGCGACGTAAGGACTACCAGGAAGGGGAATCGCTTCCAAACCCAGATGGCAACGAAGAGTAATGGTTGCCTCGGGGGCTAAGCCTCGAAAGATCATAACACCAGTCGCGACGCGGTCAAAAGAGGCATCAACGCAACGCGACAAAAGGTGCGGATCCTTGCCACCAGTTTCATTGGTTATGTTCTTCCTGTACATTTCATCAATCCATGCAACAGGTTGATAACCAATGGGTGTCGACCCAGGTAGGATGACAGTCTTAGAGCCAATCACAGGCATTGTGGGCAAAGTGAGAGGCGAATACCGATACTCCGAGTTCTCCAGATCGAATGTCCAGGGACGTAACATTCCAATACCCTGGTCACCAACAGGAGCGGTGGGCGGGCCACGCGCCGCGGATGCTGGGACTGGAGGAGGAGAATACGGATAAAAGACTGGCATACCTACACCAAAGGGGCGGAGGTTGAAAGGCTGCGAAGGGCCCAACAAGCGGAGAGGCAAATATGCCCCGTCACGCGCGGGCCTAACGTAGCACCCAGGGACTTGCAAAGCTGCCATGTTCTCGTCAAGAGGGACATTACACAGTGCGGTTGCCGCCAGATAACCATCACCAGGAATTCCTTCTTGGTACGGGATTGACGCGTACGAGGCGAACTCAAAGTTACGGTTAATCTGGTAGGCCGTCACCGTGCCACCATCGTTGAGAGAAGACGCGGTCATGTAAGCGGTAAGAGACTTATTAGTGATCCTCCACTCCATGATCTCGGCAGGATTGGCATAGGCCTTGTAGGGCTTCAAACCATCCTCCCCGTTGGCACTAATCGTTTGCACTCGGTAATCAGCATATTGTCCAGGGCCAGCCGTCTGGATGATCCCATTGACGCTAAACGGGGGGACGCCGTCCCCAATTACCTGTGTGAAATCAGTGCCTGGCGGGCCGATGCACCACAACGAGTGGATAGCATCGCCAGGGAGCGACAACACGCAAAGATCCCAACCCAAAGCGTAAGCGGTCAGGGTGGGACATGAGAGTGTTGCTTGTTCTCGGATGTCGACAGCGACAGATGGACGAAACTGCGTATCAGGGATCTTGACGGCTCCAACGGTTGCAGATGGAGGGTGAAGAGCCTTGATGAGCCAGTGGGCTGCAGAATCATCCAGGCCTGCGGCGTTGACGAGGCTCCGAATTCGATGGACCAGTGCCATTTCATTGGTGGCAGGGGCCCCAAGGGCGGCGCGAGATGCGGCCATTGTGCGGCGGGCATCACGCTGTCACCACGCGTTCGGAGATGTCAGCTAGGTCCTTGGCAAAAATGGGGCCTAGCAAGCTATCATTTACATAGTAGCACATCTCATTGCACGTGGAGAGGTATAGCGCGATGGCAGATGCCTGCTCAACCGTGATGGCATAACGATGGGCAACTACGGAGATGGGCACTCCGGACTGTTGTACATCATATATGTTGAAACGGTCACGACTAATGGTTATGCGCTGCGCTCCAATCACATCATTTGCACGGAGCCAGTCGGCATACAAGGGCATGCCACCACAGGAGGCAAGTAGGCCCGACACAACAGAATGTTTGTAATCGGCCCACTTGTCCTCGCGAAAGTGAGTGGTTGACCACCACAGCCGTTTGAGCAAGCGGCCCAACAACGGTACATACGAAACGTGGTCGGCGGACGCATCATAGTAAAAACAGCCGGACGCGAAAGTGACATCATGGACGTGGCGGAAGACGCGGGCCTCGGGGATAATCCCGTACTCACGTTCCATCGCCATCACCTGGTCAAGTTCGATCTCGGCGTAAACTACAGCTATGAGGTCATCGCCAGTCACAAGAATCGACACTGGCACACCCAGTCGATGGAAAACGGCACTAGTTATCAGCGCATTGTTTAAACCATTGCCGGATGTGGTATCGTTGTGGCCCGACTTAACAGTGTACTGCAATCTATACACCAGCCGTTCGTCTCCAGAAGAAACGAAGCCGACCACGCAAGAGCACATGTCCACGAAGGCAGCAAGACTGGGGTCACAAGCCGTCATGACCTTAATCTTAGCAGAATGCGCTTCGGGGCCCATTGTGCTGTCCCAATTTTTGCCATCGCGCTCGTAAAAACATACCGAACCAACGAGTGCGCGGCGCATCCAATCAGCTATGCCAGCGGCATTACTACCACTAGCAACGGCGACATGGATTCCAGGATAAATCTCAAAAGGATCGTCCGGCGACATAACTTGGACGAGAGCTTTTTGAAACGCTGTGAACTCACGGGCAAACAGCTCCTGGGTTTTCAAATTGGGATACCCCTGTATCAGCCTTGCCTTAGTAGGCATCTTATGCTGCGTCTCAAACTTGATGAACGCTTTGATAGCCTTAGGTTTGATCTCATGGCCCAGAATCGACTGGGCGATAGCATGGCGCTTACTACGAGTCCACTTCGACAGCCACAAAAAAGGATCAAGGAAGTGTGGCATGAGGCAGGACAAGTAGGCGCTAGCTATACTGCTAACAAGATGTGGGGGGACAGGAATCGGTAAGGATTTGATCTCCCCGCAAGCAGCATGACGATTAACCAAAGCATTGACAGCGTTGCATAAGCATTGACGAGCGACGTAAGACCACCCAAAAACAGGGCCGTAGCAACGTGCACCAACTTGATCAGGTTTGGTGCACACACCGGAAGGTCGAACCAAAATCCGGTGTGGCAACGGCGGATCATTGGGAGGCATACCTAAACAAACAGTACCAAGTATGCAATGCCCAATGTGGGTGGTGGCTAGGGGTACAGGCGGGTCGGCCTGCGGGAGTCAGAAAGTAGTCGGAGCGACAGGAGTCTTGTAGGAAACAAGACGGCTGACGCTGCAGCCAAGCAAGCCAACCGTCAAAGGCGCCATGGCACGTAAGTCCCAGGAGCGGAGGTTGGCATACGCGGCGTACGCTGCTCCACAGACTGAGACTACGAGACCACAGCGGTTGGTCCACTTAGCTAACCACTGGCGATATGCAAGTCGCGTGTAGGAATTCGCTGCTACCGCGGCCTCGTGAAACCTGGCTGCGGATTCGGTGGCATTCCAGAATTTCCGGACCTGTGCCATGAAGGCATCAAGTTCCGTTGCACCGGGACGGCACGATAAAGTGTGCTTCTCCTGGATCTGGGTTGTCGCCAAGGCCGTATTACGATACGGATAAGTGCGAGTCGCTACTTCGCGAGCAGCTTGCATCGCCCCGGCTGGCAGTTCTGACACCCGCACATGAGGCTCAAGCGAGACGGTAGGCTTACACATCTCATCATAGCGGAAGAACTTCTTTGCAAACCAGTTGAGCTTAACAGGGGCTGGGGGTGGGGTCACGAATGTCATCTTAGAAACGATCGTATAACGAGTCGTATCGAGACGTTCAATCATGACATCCCTGCCCAAAACGCGAGCCCGGCCGGTTGCTTCGAAATCACAGGCTGGATTGTGAACATAAGTGGAACCCTCAAAACCTGCAAGTGGGCCCATTGTCACAACTGACGATAGGCCTGAGCCGCTCTTGCTATAATGGAATTCATCAAACATAGTCCCACGGGATGAAGGGAACAAATGCTTGGCGTAGACCAGAACATCACCATTGGAGAATTTGAGAAAGTCATCCGAGGTGAAGTAATAACAGGAGTGGACAGACAGGTAATGAGTCTTTGGTTTCAACTTACAATCACACTCACTAAACTTGTGATTGCACACGGAGACACCAGTGACTGAACCGTATAATTCAACGTGACGGTCACGGGCTGCAGCTCCATTACGCAGTTCATCGCTTGGGATGGCAATAGGCGCGGACACATGGGTAGGTGGCATACCGATATGCGGGGCCAAGCCCGCAGACCAGCGCCACGAGCCCTGGTGCCTCTTTGCATGCCTCGCCGCACCACCAAAACTACCACCGATGTCGTATAAGCTTCCTACCGGTGTACGGGTGGAGACGCCAAGCATCAGGAGATGATTGATCATCAAATCCTCGACGCGGCGCCTATCTGCGGCGGCCTTAACGTGGTGCTTGACCTCAAGCGCTTCAGGGCTCACGCGAGGGGCCGGGGCCGACGGCAAGGGTCCGACTGAGGGAAGAAGAAGTCCCGTAGCTCGGAGCACCTCGTCATCAGCCCTGGCCCGGTGGCGACCACCCCGCTGCCCACGGGTACGGACGATCGGAGCTGACGCAACGGAGACCGAATCATCGACGCGCACTATGTCGCCGGCCAGGAGCGTCGTCTCATCAAGGTGAGGCACTGCTAACAACTGGCCGGCGGAAAGGGGAGAGGGAGTTCCCAACTCAACCCAACGCGTGACGACAGGGGAAACCACGGGGCAGGTCGGACGATCAGGTTCGTCAACCGCACACTCCGGTGAAGTTTCCAATCCGCTGTGTGGCTCAATGGCCGACACTCGTGGTGATGCTGAAGGCACCAAACTGCCCGACGGGGGCCGGCAAGTACGCAAGTACTCAATCCGGGGATCGCGGGGAGGAGGGGGGGGATTGCGGGCCGTAACAAGACGAAGCATAATGCCCGTAAAATCCCCCTCAAAGGTGCTGTCAACAACAATTCCCTCACGGGCAAGCCCATCAAGGAATTGGGGGTAGCTGCCAATCGCAAAGCCACACTGGAGGGGAGGAAAACCGTCCAGAAGCGAAAGGGCCGCTTCGGAGGTGGGAGTGCGCCTCTTAAGAGGGGTAAGAGGCGAAACGTGCCACATCTTAGGGTGTCCTGCAGGGGACCGCAACGTAGCGATCACTCCTTGCTCAGGATGCACCATGGTGAGGCACGCTACAGCGTCACTCTCCCAGGGGAAACGCGTGATGTACTTAACACCTTGCTGAGTACAGGTGTAGACATCGACTACGAATCCATCCTCAAGGTGGAAATGCGGCTCGGCCGCATAAGTCCCCTCAAGGCTGGGCACCGCGCTAAGCGCTGGACAGGACGCCACTTCACACCGCACACGCCCCGGCGCAAGCGACCTGGGGCGGGAGCGACCTGTGGGGATTCGCGACATAGCAGCTGAAATCACCACAAC